GAGGATGGGGTCCCAGAAACAGAGCATCTCGCCCTCGCCTTGCGTCAGGTCGGTGGTGCGCCACTCGAAAACCTTGCGGCCGATGTCCGACTGGTAGGTGTAGGCCTGCCCGTCGATAGTGACCTGCGCGCCGATGCGGATCGACTTGAGCCGTGTGCTGAGGGCTTCGACGATCTGCTGGCGTTTCACAGGACGATCTCCTTTTCCCAGGCCAGCAGCGGCGAATAGGAGAGCAGCGTCGGGGAGACCTTGTACGCCGGGCAGTTGAGCAGCAGCGCGCCGTGGTGGGCGGCGACCGAAAAGACCAGCTCGGAGCAGAACCACGCCTGGTCGCTCTGCGCCCGGCTGCGGGCGAGAAAGCCGAGGATGCCCTTGAAGTCGTAGCCCTTGCCGAGTTCGCCTTCGAGCATCTGCCAGAAGGCGGCTTGGTCGAGATCCGCCTCGATGCGGTAGACATCGACCACGGTGCCGGGCGTGTGGCCGTGCTTGGTCAGTGTGACCTTGCGCACGCCGCCGGGGTGCCACGCCTCGATGATTTCACCTGTTGCGGTGTTCAGGGCCGCGACGTGGCTGTAGGCCCCCCAGTTGAAGGCCTTGATGGCTTTCGACAGCAGGCTGGTGCCCCGGTAGCAGAGGATGCGGATCACGGCGCAACTTCTCCGGTTGGCGCGGGCGACGGCTTGTCTGCGGGCGCCTTGTCTTTCTTGCCGACGGCGTAGAGCGCGAGCCATATCCCGGTGGCGATGGCCAGCTGCTGCCAGCCACCACTGGCGGCGGCGATCTGCATGATCGTGGCGACGTTCTCCGGGGTCAGCAGGGCATCGAGGGCGAGACCGCCGCCGAAGAGGGCGCCGAGGCCGTTGGTAATAAAGTTGAGCGAGGGCTTGTTCATTTCGTTGCTCCTTTCGTTTTCATGCCGGCCACTCGCCGCTGCGCATCATCGCCGAGAGCCGGTGCGCCCGCCGTCCGACCTGCTTGGCCCACAGGCTCTGCAACATCAGCGATGAGGCGCGCGCGTAGTCGCCCGATTCCACGGCGGCCAGGGTGTTCTTGAACTTGAGCAGGCCCCACAGCCCGAGGTTGAAACACATGTCGATCAGCACCGCCTGGCGCGTCTCGTCGAGGCGGCCGATCCACGGCAGCTGCTTCTGCAGGCCGCGGACGCAGGCGGAGACGTCGGCGAGCAGGATCTCGGTGGCGCGGTCGTGGGTGATCACGCACCCTTCGGTGAGGCCGGCGATGGGGTTGGCCTCCAGGTTGTGGCCGACGCCGATCGTGAGCTTGCCGGCCGGGCACTTGTAGGTGTGCAGGATCTCGCCTTCGTGGCGGGTGATCAGGGCGAGGAGCTTGTCGGAGATGATGGTCATGCCTTAGCTTCCCTCCCTTGAGCATCCCCGAAGCGTCGCCCACACCTTCGGCACAAGGCGGATCGTCAGCATCGCGGTATAGACGAGGGTGACGAGGCAGACCCAGTCCTGAATCGGGATGCCCATGAAAACCAGCCCAGTGATTGCAACGGGCGGCGTGGCCGGGATCAGTTCGTGTGCGACACCCTTCATTACTCCACCTCATCCTCGCTGAGGGTCAGCATCGTCAGCCCGGCGCCGTCGGGCTCGGGGGCGATCACGTAGTAGGTTTTGCCGGTTTTGACCCGGGTGAGCGCGTCGCCCCGGTCGATGCCGGCGGCGGTCGCATCACTCACCGTCAGCTTCGGGGCGGTGGAGATCACCCCGGGGCCGTCGGTAAACATGGCCGAGCGCTGGCCCGGCTCGTCGAAAATGCCGGTGACCTCGCGGCCGGCGACGCTGCCGTCGTGGTGGGTGAAGCCCTCCGGCTCGCTGAAGGTGGCGAGGACGGTGGTGTTGGCTTTGGCGAGGAGGTCGGTGAAACCCATGTCGGCCCTTAGTGAGGCGGGGCGGTTTCCCGCCCCGCAAGTGTCAGGATTTTAAGCGTAGTATTCCAGGGCGACGACGAACTTGCCGGCGGTCAGAGCAGCGACGCCGATGACCATCTTCAACTTGTTGTTCGCCGTGGTGTTGAGGATGGCGGTGGCGGCGGTGCCGACCGGAACGGTGGCGAGCACGGCGGCCAGTGCGAGCGTGGCCTTGAGCGTTTCCGCCAGCACGTCCTGGGCGTTGAGCAGGTGCAGCGCCACGGTCGGCGCGCCGCCGGAGGTGACGGCGGTGTGGACGTGGATCATCCCATCGTGGACGATGGCCCCCTCGGGAAGGGCGTCGCCGCGCAGGGTGATCTCGCCGACGGCGCCGCCGTCCTTGGCGAAGTCGTACTCGAAATAGGCAACCCGCTTGGCGGGTTCAAGACCTTGTCTTTCCATGGTCGATCTCCTTATTGGTTAGCCGGGGGCCGCAGCCCCCGGCATGGTCTCAATCAGCCGCAAGAACCGCGGTTAAGCGCCGGCGTTCTTGAACAGCGCCCGCCAGTCGACCGCCTTGGCGCAGGCGTCGATGCGCACCTTCATCTCGACGCCGTCGACGCTCCAGCCGTCCTTGGTCTCCATGAACGGCGTGCGGTTGCCGTTCAAGAAGAAGACCTTGACGGTCTTGTTCTTCGGCCCGGCCAGGTACCAGGCGGTGGTCGAATTGTCCTTGAGGCGCGCCTCGGACACCACTTCGAAGGTCCCCTGGAAGGGGTTGACGATGTTCGGGGCGGCCTGGGTGCCGACCATGGTGCTGTTGAGCACCTGCAGGGCGGCGATGCGCTTGTTGGTCGGCACCAGCAGGTACTGGGCGCGGATGTTGAGCCGACGCTTGCCGCTGAGGTCTTTCTGGCTGGCCATGGAGTCTTCGCCGATGGCCAGCGAATCGACGCTGATGGCGGCGTTGGCGGAAGCCAGATTGCCGTGGCTGGCGGTATGGAACAGGGCGACGCCGTCGCCCATGGCGGCGTTGGCCACCAGGACCGCATAGGGCAGGTCGCCGACCTTGCGGGCGGCCGCTTCGCCGAAGGCCCGCGGGGTGTCGGTCAGGGCGCCGAGGTCATCGTTGATGATCGCCTGGCGGGTGATGCCAAACATCTTGCCGAAAGTGACGATCTGGAACTGCTCCTTGGCCTCGTCGCGCTTGCCGTACCTGTACGGGGCCACCTCGGCCATCTCGTCGAGGTCGTCGGTCTCACCGACCCGGGCCAGGGTGTTGGTCTTGAAGTCGGACACCGAGCCGACGCCGCACCACTGCTCCCAGGTCTCGTTGGCGGCTTCGTAGCCTTCGAAGAGGCTCTTGTTGGCGATGTTGGCCATCAGGATCGGGAAGTCGCCGGTGGTCAGGGCGCGGCCGACCATCTGCAGCGGGTCGCCGGAAACCGGTTGCCCGCTGACGCGCAGGCACTCGCGGGCCAGCTCGCGCAGGGAGAAGCCACGCAGGTCGCGGGCGCCGGCGGCCAGCTTGGCCGGATCGTGCTTGAGTCCGGCGCGCAGAATCAGCGAATCCTCGGCGGCCCCACGGAATTTGTCGCGCTCATCGGCGACGATGGTGGCGCGGAAGCCCGGGGCGGCCGGGTCCTGGTTGGTCATGTGGTCGAAGGCCGCCTTGCGCACGTCTTCGACACTTTTGCCGCCGATGATGAAGGCGCTGACCTGGGCCTCATCGAGACCGGCGCGGCCGCAGATGGCGCGCACTTCGATGATGCGCTCCTGCTCGGCACGGATAGCCTCGGCGCGGATCTGCTCCTCGGTTCTGGCCGGGGCGGGTTCGGCGGCGGGTGCGGCCGGGGCCGGCTCGCTGCGCACGTTGAGAGTTTCGAGGTAGCGCCAGGCGTCCTCTTCCGTGGCGTCTTTGGCGAGACCACGGCTCTCCAGAAATGCTCTGGTTTTCTTGTCCATGTCGTTCTCCTCTTTCTGGGGTAAATGGGCCGTGGCGGCCCGCGCCTTTGCGAATTCGTCGGCGCCGATGGGACAGGCGGAAACTTCCTTGACCTGCCACTTGCGCACAACCTTGACCGGGCCGGCAAAGGTCCGGCCGTCAATCAGTCCGGTCTCGCCGTCGGGGATGAAAACGGCGTCCTTCTTGTCGTAGCGGTAGCCGACGCTGTAGTCGGTCAGATGTCCCTCGACCGTCTTCAGGTACGGACCTTCGGCTTCGGGGGCGGCGCTGTAGTGGGCGCGGCCGATCAGCTCGGCGCCCTGCACCTCCAGGCCGCGAGCCGAGCCGATCACCGTCGAAGTGTCGTAGCGCATGTGGGTGTCGAGCAGCGGCACCTGCTTGTTGGCGGGGATCTGGCAGCCGCTCATCAGCAGGATCTCGGGCACCATTTCCCAGCGCTCCCAGTCGAAGACCATCACCGGCGCTTCGGTCGAGGCGACGATCTCGACCGAGCGGGTCGCTTCGTCGAGGGTGGCCGGGGTGCCGGCGGCGGTCTTTTTCAGCGGCACGGCGCGGTAGTGCAGCGAGGTGTCGATACCCGCCGCCGGGGCGGCGTTGCGGCGTTTAGGCATGGGTCGGGTCCTCCATGAGCAGGTCGCGGCGGTCGAGGGCGTCGTCGATGGCGCGGCGGATCGTCGCGGCCAGGCTGCTAGCCCCCTCTTCGGCGCCGAGAGCGGCGGGATTGTTGGCCAGGGCGGTCGAGGTGCTTTCCAGCACGATGCCGCGCTCGGCGACCATCTCCTGAAACTCGCCGAGCTCGTCGAGAATTTCCTCGATATCCTCGCCCCGGCGGGCGGCGATGCGCTGCGGGCTCTGCAGGCCGCTGGCGATGTCGTCGCGGTTGGCTTTGGCCTCGCGCAGCGGGTCGAGGGGCTGGCCGCCGGGCGGGATGATCACCGAGCGCCAGAACGGCCGGGGCTCGCGGAAGTATCCGGGCAAAGCCAACTTGCCGGCAAAAACCGCCTGCTCGATGGCTTCCTTGACGCAGGGCATGAAAAAGCCGCGGGCGTGGCGGTTCTGGTGCGGCTCGAACATCCGCAGCAGATCCTGCCGCTCGGCCCGCAGCGCCGTATAGGCGCCGGTGGAATAGTCGCCGGCCAGCAGGCTGTAGCTGGTGCCGGTGGCGATGGCCGCCATGCGCAGCACGAAACGGGTGAACGGCTCGAAGGTCTGCCCCGGGTTGTCGTTTTTGGCGAAGGTGATTTTCTCGCCGGGGCGCAGGTATTCGATGATGGCGTTTTCGATGCTCTCGATCTTCTTGCCGGCGTCGGTGCCTTCGCCGTCGACGCTGCGCAGGGCCTGGAAGGCGGCGGGGTCACCCGTTTCGACCAGGGCCAGGTACTTGGCGGCCAACTTGGCGGTGTCGATGGTGGCGTCGAGGTAGTCGTTGAGGTCGTGGGCGATCAGCACGGCGGTGACGAAGGGCGAGACGCCGTGGATCTGGCCGCTGCGCTGGGTGTCGAAACCGGCGACCACATGCTCGGCGGCCACCCGTATGGTTTTGCCCCAGCCGGCGGGGTCGGTGAGGTGATAGGCGACGATGCGGCCGGTGGCGGCGTCGTATTCTTTGCCGCGGTCGGTGGGGTTTTTACCTTCGGGTTTGGCGCCCAGATCGGTGAGCCAGTCGGCTTCGCAGGCCTGCAGGGCAAAGGGAAGGAAGCGCTTGCGGTCCTTGATCTGGCGCTTGACGAAAAGGTATTCGCCGGCCTCCACCTCTTCGCGCTTGGCCAGGCGCTCCAGGTCGTGGAAGTGCATGCGGCCGGCGACATCCGCCTCGTCCATCCACCAGGCGAGCGCGTCCTCGATCCTCTGGCAGGTGGCCCGATCGAACTTCGGCACGCCCTGCCCGCCGGGTTGCCATTTCGGGTTGAGCACGCGGCTCTGGAAGTTCATGCCGCTGCCGACGGTCCAGTTGACCAGGATGTCGACGGCGCGGGCGAAATAGGGGAAGTCGCGCACCAGCTGGCGCACGCGGGAGCGCAGCACCGTGGAGCTGGCGCCGATGATGTCGTTGACGCTCTGGGTGATCGGGTACCAGTCACCGGTCAGGCGGGTGGTTTTGGCGGCGGCGTACTGGCGCTTGCCGCCCTGGAGCAACTGCAGGCGGGAGGCGCTGCGCTTTGCGCTGCGCAGGTCGGAGAAGGAGACGGGGTTCACTGCCACCGGCCGCCTCCGTTTTTAGCGTAGGTGCGGCCGGCCGGGCGGGCGCTGCCGGTGTCGAGCTTGTCGCGCTCGGCGGACAGCCATTCGAGGTGGCGGCGGACGGCCTCTATTTCATGGGTCTCATAGTTGCGCCGGCCCGAGCCGGTGTCGACGCTGACCGACTTGCCCGCCGACAGGTCAAGCAGCGCCTGCTTGTAGGCGGCGATGTGGGTGTCCAGCTCGGTGGCGGTAAAAATGGACATGCGCGCTCCTGAGAATAGTCTCGGCTATCATAAGGGGCGCTTTTGGCTGTTTTGGCGGATGCTGGAAAATACCGGTAAACCGGGCAAAATTACCGGTAAACGGGGCAAGATTGGGGTTGACGGGGGTAAAAAAAGCCCGGCGGAAAGGCCGGGCGGGAGGGGTGTGGCGTCAATCCATGGGACGGCTGGGACCTATGCGGCAGCGGGCAGGTACTGGCGCAGGTCGTCCTTGATGTAGTAGCGGGCGCCGAGACTGTCGAGCAGGGCGACGGCCTCGCGGGCGAACTTTTCCCAGTCGATGGCCTTGGCGTCGGCGGCGTGGTTCCACTTGCCGACCTTGAAGGTGTCGATGAAGCGGTGGTAGCGGCGGATGATCGCCAGGGTCTGCACCGGGTCGATGACGGGTTCGAGGCTGGCCCAGGTCTCGATGCCGTGGCGCTTGAGCTCGGCCAGGGCGAGCAGGCGGTCGCCGGGGGTGGCGGCGCCGGGCTCCCACCGCGCGGAGTCGGCGGGCGAGAGGAAGGTGAGGGTGGCGCCGACGGCGGCGCCGTTAGCGCGTAGCTGCGGCAGATCCTGCAGGCAGCGGCTACCGCCCTTGGTCAGCACCCGGGCGCGCACCTGGTGGCGGGTGAAGAGGTCGAGTGTCTGCCGGGTGAGGCGGTGCTCGGCCTCGATGGGCTGGTAGGGGTCGCAGGTGAAGCAGAGGTGGACCTCGCGCCCGGCATAGGCCGGGGCCTCTTTCTCGATCTGGCGGATCACGTCCTTGCGGGCGGCTGCCTGGTGGAAGGCTTCGGGCTTGCGGCGCAGCGCGGCCGGGGCGTAGCAGTAGCTGCAGCCGTGGCTGCAGCCGGCGTAGAGGTTGGCGGCGAGGTCGCAGTATTCGCGGGCTTTTCCGGCTGGCTCGTAGATGATGGACATGGCGTGTTCCTCCTTGGGTTGATTTTATAAAATTATATCACAACTAATCGATTTTACTACACTTTTTTAAAAATAACGCCGTAATACCGCATATTTTTGCGCGGGTTTTCGCCGCGCAAGGCGAGGTCGATGGTGAGGCCGTAACGGGCGGCGGCCTGGGTGACGACTCTGGCGCTGATGAAATCCTGGTGCAGGTTCAGGCAGGGGATGTCGAGGCCGGCCGGGATGTTGAGGTAAGGGCGCAGCCCGTCGGGCAGGCTCGACATGCGCATCTTGAAGTTGAGCCCGTCGGTGATGGCGACGGCGATCTTCTCGCCGGTGGCGAGTTTTCGGCGGTGCAGGACAATCAGGAACTGGTGCCAGGGGGAGCCGTAGGCGTCGAGATCGAAGACGTTGAACTCGGCCAGATCGGCGGCGCGCAGAAACTTGCGGTTGTCGACCTTGAGCAGGTTGCGCCCATCGGCCAGGGGCTTGAGATCAAGCCCGAGATATGGCAGGCCCTGGTAGCATTCGCGCCAGATGTGGCCGCTGCCGGCGAAGGCCTCCAGGACGGCGGGACGCTCGATCTCGGCGAGGAGCCGCTGGCGGATGACGATCTTTTCGCCGCGGTCGGTGTTGTCGGTGGGTTGCCAGGCCTTGACGCTCATACCGCCCCCCCCTCCACGACTAGCCGGTCGGCGCCGCTTGCCTCGATGGCGGCGCGCACCTTGTGCAGTTCGGAGAGAGGGCCGCGCACCACCAGCCAGAAGGGTTCGTAGACGTCGCCGAGGTCCCACTCCTTGACCTCGGGCGGCTCGGGCGGGGCGGTGAGTTTATCCAGGGTGGTGTCCGGAAGGCCCAACAGGGTGAGGTCGAAGTCGAAGGACTTGAGACCGAGCACCTCCTCGCCAAGCAGCGCCTTGTCCCAGCCGGAATTAAGTGGGATGGCATTGTCGGCGATGACGTAGGCGCGGCGGCGCTCGGGGCCCCAGCCGGCGCAGTCGATGACCGGGACGCTGCCGGTCGGCAGCGCCTGGCCGCTGGGCAGGAGGATCGTCTCGCCGGCGGCGTACAGCATCCGGGCGGCCTGCAGTCGGCCGTGACCGGCGACTATTCCTGCACCGTCGGCGAGGATCGGAGCGGTCCAGCCGAACTCGCGGACGGCGCGGACGATCTGCTGGATCTGCTCGGCGCTGTGGGTGCGGGCGTTGCGCTCGTACTCGGCGAGCTCGGTCAGGGGGACGAAGCGGACCATCAGGCCGGATGCTGCCGGTTGCTCTTTCTTTTTCATGGGGTTGCCTTTCTGCCTAAAAAAGCGGCTGCGAAATTTGGCTTGTGGGGCGTCTTTGCGACGGCGTCAATGGTTTTGGTTTCCTGTCGCCTTAAAGACACGTTAAAACCAAACTATAAGTATTTGTTTTTATTTGTTTTTTTGTTTTTTATTTAAAATTTGAGGCCGATTTGTTTTTTCGACGGATAGACAATTTAAAAACCAAGTCATTTAGGTATGTTATACGCCTACGCAGCCCCTCCCGCCACATACTGTGCCGCCCAGTCGTCCAACTTCTTGCGGCTGCCGATCCAGATCCCCGCATTCCCGTTTTTGTCGCTCTTGCGGATTGGCAGCTCCAACTCGCGGTGCCATTTGAGCACGGTCGACTCGCTGATCCCGTGCAGGTGTCGGCAGATCGCCTTCATACCGACCAGCAGGTCGCCTTTGGGCTCGTTGGACATTTACCACCTCCTTGATTTAATGGGTTTCATTTGAGCATCCGGATGGGTTTCCGGGTTTGTGGATTCTCCCTTTTTGCGCCGGTGCTGCAGGCCGAGATAGAGGACCAGGGCAAGGCCATTGCTTTCGCAGTCCCACAGGTGGTTGGCCTTGCCGGGCGGGCACTGCCATATCCCTCGTTCATCTCGGTATTCGGCACACATCTGCTTTGCATAGCCTTCCAGGTTGTGTGGGAATTTTGAATCGAGGTTGCGCCAACGGTCGCTCAGTTGGCTGGCTGTGTAGCCACTGTGCAACCAGAAACACCCTGGGTCGGACGGCTCGATCGCCAGGCGCCGGGCAAGCTCATCTTTATGGAAATGCGTGTCGATGTGGTAGAGCCGAAGACCTCCGGGAATGGCCTTGCCGCTGCCTGGGTAGTGATCGATCTTGCTGACGGTGACCGGTTGGGTTTTGCGGCCGGGTGCCCCCTTGGCGGCGATCACGATCGAACCGGGGCGACGGCACCAGTCGTACACCTCGGCAGTGCGGTGGCCGGCCGAGTCGATGATGCCGGCACCGATGCGGTGCTTGCGGCGGTCGGCGTCGAGATAGTCGCTCTCATAGATGAGGGTGTCGAGGGCTGCGAAGTTTTCGACGAAGCCGGCCTTGACCAGGGCGCTTTGCAGCGAGCCAAACTGCCAGGCCCGCAGGCGAAACCAGAAGCCGTTGTCCTGGGTGTCGATGCTGATTTCAACTGCATCGGCCCAGGTCGGCACCTGCCCGGCTGGCCGGTCGTCGCGCAGCATTAGAATGCTGTCTTCCTTGCGGTCGGAAAGCTCTTCGGCGAAGTCGATCGCCTTGATGCCGTGTGCCAAATCGATCTTGGCGGCGAGGTCGCCGGCCCTTGCGGCGACGATGGTGCAGGCGATGTCGGCCATGCGCATGTCGGGTGTGACGAAGCCGGTGAGGTGGAAACCGACGTCGACCGGCCGGGCGACGCTTTCTCCCTTGACACAGACCCAGTCTCCCTCGCGGTAGGCCTGCATGCGCTTTTCCTCGTCCCACGGGGAGCCGCAGGCGCAGGCGTATTCGATGGCATCTGGCTCGGCCTTGATGCTTTCCTCGGTGGCTCCCTGCGGGATGACGAAATGCTCCTCGTCCATGACGATAAGCTCGCCGCAGTCGGGGCAGCGACCGGCGTATTCCCAGACCTGCTGGCAGGCGAGGGTCATCTTGTGGATGTAGCGGCCGGCCGGGGTAGAGGCCCAGAAGTGCTTGTGGGTGAGGGGGTAGTTCTTGGCGCGCTTCTTGATCCGGCGGATGCCGCTGGTCTCGGTGATCGTTTTGCCGCCGTCCTTCTTGACAATGCTGGGCAGTTGCCACTTGTCGATTTCGTCGTTGAACGTCATGGGGGCGGAAAAGGAGGCGGTGGAGGCCGGGGAGTTGGACCAGGCGACCCGGATGGTGACGCCGTTGTTCATCCGGATCTTGCACATGCCGGTGTCGTCCACCCGCCTGGAGAGGCGCTTGCGCAGGCGGGTGGACTCCTTGAGCATGGGGATGAGCTTGTCGGAGACGATCTCCTTGCTTTTGTCCTCGTTGGAGGCGGTGTAGTAGATGTTGCCCGGCGCCTGGTCGATACTCCAGCCGATACAGCCGAGCATGGCGCTGGTCTTCGAGGCCTGGTCCGGACCGCAGAAGCAGACCTCGCGCACCCAGGGCAGCGCCCAGGTGTCCATGACCCTGGCGGCATGGGGGGCGATGTCGCGCCGCCACTTGCCGGGGAAGGACTCGGCGGCGCCCATGACCCGGTATTTTTCGTTCCAGTCGGATGGCGGGATCCGCTCGGGCGTGCGCAGCCGGGCGCGGACGCCGCGGGGGAGGCTGAAGGCCAGGCGCTTGCCGGCCAGCCTTTGCCGCTGGGCGGCGGGCAGCCACCGAGGGATGGCGATTATGCGTTCAGCAACCAGGTTCAATCGTCGTCCTCACCTTCGAATTCGACGTCGATCTCCTTGTAGGCGGCCACGTCGTTGAAGGCGCGGTCGACGAACATCTGCAGGGCGTGGGCGAGCTCGGAGGCCTTGCCCACAGGACCGCCGGCGGCGAGCAGCAGGGGGTGATGGTCCAGATAGACCCGATGGCGGAAGGCGTCCTGGATGAGGCCGACCAGGGCGGCGGACTGGTCTTCGGCATCCTCGCGCAGCATCCAGCGGGCGTCCCGCTCCCGCTCGGCTTCATCGGCCCGCACATTGGCGGAGCGGGCGTCGGCCTCGGCTTTTTCGGTATCGGCCAGTTCCTTGCGGCCGGAGAGGTCGACCGGGGCGGCGGCGGGGCGCTCCTTGCGCAGCATCTCGGAGACGGCGAGGCGGGAGACCTTTTTTCCGTCGGCGGGGACGACGGCATAGAAGCTGGATTTTTGGCGTTGGCCGCCGTTTTCGACGTACCAGGCGAAGGCGGCGGCCTTATCCTTGAAGACGGGGCCGGATTCGGCCGGGGTCTTGGCGGCTTCGCCGGGGAAGGCCTGCGGCCAGAGGCGCTGGACAGCTTCGGCGAGGGCCTCTTTTGCGGACATCCACTCCTTGCGGTTGGCGGCGGTTTTCTTGCGGGTGTAGGTGTGCGTCCACTCGACGTAAGCGTTTTGCAGCAGGCCGATCTCGGCCTTATCGGCGCCGGTGAGGGCTTCGTGGAGGCGGGCGACGCGTTCGAACATCAGGCCACCATATCCAGAGGGGAGCGGACGCCAGAGCCGACGCTGCTCACATGGGTGTAAATCTGCGTGGTGCGCACGTCCGCGTGACCGAGCAGTTCCTGCAGGGTGCGGATGTCGGTGCCGGCTTCGAGCAGGTGCGTGGCGAAGGAGTGGCGGAAGGTGTGGCAGCCGGCGTGCTTGGCGATGCCGGCGCGGCGGATCGCGGCCTTGACCGCCTTCTGCAGGGCGGACGGGTGCAGGTGGTGGCGGAGCCGGGCGTGCGGTGCCCCGTCGCGGCTCCAGGCGGTGGGGGCGCTGGACGGAAAGACGTACTGCCAGCCCCACTGGTGCGGGGCCTGCGGGTATTTGCGGGCGAGCGAGTCGTCCATGCTGGCGCCGATGCCGGCGACAGTGTCTCCGGTGTGGAGCTGGCGGACGCGCTCCAGGTGCAGCTGCAGGGCCATGACCAGCGTGCCGGGCAGGCAGGTGACGCGGTCCTTGTCGCCCTTGCCGCAGCGGATGGTGAGGGTGCGGCGGTCGAAGTCGATGTCCTTGACCCGCAGCCGCAGCACCTCGGAGAGGCGCAGGCCGCCGCCGTAGAGCAGCGAGGCCATCAGCCACGGCTCGTCTTTGAGCTGGCCGAGGACGAGGGCGACCTCGGCCCGGGTGAAGACGGCGGGCAGGCGCCGGCTGCGCTTGGCGCGGATGGCGTCGATGTCGCCCAGCTCGATGCCGAGCACCTGGCCGTAGAGAAACACCAGCGCGTTCATGGCCTGGTTCTGGGTGGAGGCGCTGACGCGCTTCTGGGCGGCGAGCCAGGAAAGGAAGGCGGTCACCTCGGCGGCGCCGGTTTCGGCCTTGCCGGCCTTGAGGCGGTCGGTGTGAAAGCCGATGAACCGCCTGGCCCAGCCGACATAGGTCTTTTCAGTGGTCAGCGCGTAGTGCTTGAGCCGTATTTTCTCGCGCAGCCGGTCGATGATCTCTTGATTTTTCATGTTGTTGCCCTCCTTCCGTTGGGTGATATGCCGCCAGGGTGGCGGGAGCTTATTAGTTATGTTTCAAATAAATCACCCTGGGCTTTCCGCTTGAAAACAACGCTGCATCCATCTTCCCGTCTCAGAGTTCGTCCATCAAGCGTTTTAATTTCATATGGCATGCAGCGGTGCTTCTCGCCAGAGCATTCCGCCCTCCAGTCGCAGGCTCGGCAGATGTTGCTTCCGTCCTTCGGCTTTGCCTCGTCCTTCGACACAGCGCAATACCCTGGCGGCGCATCGGCCGAGTTCAATAAATTTCGTTTTTCCACACATCACCTCTCAAACATAACCATGGGTTTGAGCCGACGTTCAACATTCGTGTGGCCCTGAAAAGTGCGGTGGTCGGCCAGCGGCGCATCGCGCTGGCTCAACCCTGGCCGTTCATCGGCGCAAACACCCGCGCCGATGAATGGGGCGCGGATGAACAGGTAGATCAATCCAGCTTAAAGTCGCCCCACCTTACATCTAACTGCACATTTACGTCATAGCACTCAATTTCCAATATTTCCGACCTGGCGAGGTCGATGTTGCGCGCCAGTTTTTCCTTACCAAGAAGCATCTCTTGAATTACTTCTTTTGGCGCATCAAGAACTTGTTTGAATTTCACAACGGCAGTGCCACTAATGACCATTTTCATTCTCGTACCTTTCTTATGGCCCTTCGGGCCAAAGCTGGGTTGATCTACCTACAACCACTGCGATTCGTTGGTCCATCGGCAAAATGCGCCGATGAACCAACGGATGGAATCAGGCGCCGCAAGCGGCGCAGTTCATCCGCGCCCCATTCTAAATGCTTTGCTCCGAAACCTCCCCTTTTTCGGGCAGGCCTGCCACGGCGTCCCAGTGTATTTGTTTCGGGGCGGCGGCGATCCGGCTGAACTGGCGGGGCGTCACGCCCCACCGCTCGGCCAGCTCTTGCATTTTCCAACCCTTGGCTTTCACGACATCCTTTATGTTGATATCGTCAACGTACTGAACCTCACCAATTACTCCGCAATTCTCGCCAACAGAATAAGCCCCTGATAAATCGTAAAAGTATCCTGAATGGCACTCGTATCTAACTATTTTTTGCATATCACCCCTCCTTAATCATGCTTTCGATTGTGGCACGGTCCGCACTATTTTCTTTTGTCCAATCAATGCCCTCCAATTCGTGGGCCAAATTGTAATGGCGCTCATCGGTAGAGAGATTGACATAACGCTCCTTTGCTGCCTCAAACAGCCGCCCATTCTTCCCGTCACGCAGTAAAATCTTCATGGCTTCTTTGAGTTGTTTCTCTTCTTTGTTCAGCATGTCATCCTCCTGTTGGTTTTGGTTCTGCCCTCTTCTTGATTCTAATTATAGACGTATTTGTCTATATGTCAACATGAAAGAGACATTTTTTCCTATTTTTCTACTTTTTTATTGGCCTGGCGGCCAAGGGCGCAAAGCATTTAGAACCAGTCAATCAACCGGATTCGCTACGCTCTCCGGTTATTTCGGTCGTTATGCACTCTCGCCGATGAAAAGGATGCTCACACCAGAATGACCGACGTAAAACAGGTGACGTTTCCGCCACTGGCACAGTCCGAACCCCCACCAGTGATCTCCGTCAGCGGTGATACGATTAAAGAGGTTGAAGAATTTAAAGTGGCCGAATTGTCCGAATCCTGCGTTGAACCATTTGGCGTTCATCTTTTGATCCTCCTCAGTACGCACTTTGGGCAGAAGTATTGTCCCCGCGATTCTTGCAATGCTGTTCCGCACTTTTTGCAACGGTAGTCCATGTGCATAACCAATCTATCCAGCGGACCGGCCTGGGCTGCGCCCGCCGGTCCGCTGATCTCAGTCGTTCGTTTGCATCAACCCCACTCAGGGGCCGCGCTGAAAATCACCACAGCCACATTTGACAGTCAGGGATTTCGGTGTCGTTCACGTTTTTTTCTTCCATCCACCAACCCCAATAGTCCTCAAATGTC